CCTGAACGTCAGTTCGGCTCGACCGCAGCCGCGTTCGAGTTCCCGAGCATCCGGGTGATATGCCGAGCGGGGGCGAACGATTACAACACCCCGCGAGCTCAAGCCAAGACGGCCTGGGAGAAGCTACTGGAGATCACCCCGCAGTCCACGCTCGGCTCGACCAAGTATCAATTTGTCACGCCGATGCAATCGCCTTTCGAGATCGGGCGCGACAGTAAAGACCGGGTGATAATCGGGTTCAATTGCAACGTTCAGAAAGACCCATCATGAGCGAACTTGTAACGCCGGACGGCCGGGCATACGTGCCGCCTAAGCGGCCTGAGCCGGAGGAGTGCCCGAAGTGCGGCGCGGACGAAAAACGATTTCAGCCTGTCCTCGGCGGAGAGGCCTGCTGCATGGATTGCGGCTGTATGAAAGAGAGGGTTGATGGCTAAGGGGAAATTGTACGCAGCGGTGGGGATTTGGTACCCGAAAGACAGCCGGACAGACAAAGCAGTTATCAAGGCGGGAGGCACCGCTGCGATGGCCGAGAAACTAGTTGCGGAGGGCGGAGAGTACGCCGCCAACGAATGGTTCGCGGCCAATTATATTCGCGTTGAGGCGGGCGAGAAGTTGCCCCGAAGTATCCCGGGGCACGCGACGATCAAAGGCAAGAAAATCTCGATCGAAGATCACTACTTGGCCACCGGTCGGCTATCGGTCGAGGACCCAAAAAAGGAGTGACACATGGCTGGAAAATATGGCCCAAGTTCGGTCTGGCTCTATGTCGACGGGTACGACATAACGGCCAACAACCCCAAAGGGATTACGCTCACCCATAGCTCCGAGACCGAACGCACCGACGGCCTCGGGGACAGCGCCGCTGAATACTCGCCAGTGGGCATCACTTCGGTCGAGCTAACGGTGGACGGAGGTCTGTGGGATACGACAACAAATTACATCCACGATGCGATGTCGGCGAAGTTGCCCACAACTCCCCAAGCGTCGGCTCGGGTCGTCTCGCTCGGCTTCGCAGGCAAGACAATCGGCGTGCCGTGTATGGGCGGGACCGAATTCCAGGGCAGCTACGAGGTGCTTGCTGAGCAGGATGGCCTGCAAAAAGCCAATGCGACCTACGTGATGACAGGACCGCTGGACAGCGGGATGAAGCACGTCATTTTAGAGTCCGCAACCAAGACGGCCGACTGGGACACCGAGTCGTCGAGCGTGGACAACGCGGCGAGCAGTTCCGCCGGGGGCACTGGCTATTTACAAGTCACTGCCATGTCTGGCTTCTCGGCATTCGTCGCCAAAATTCGCGACAGCGCCAACGATTCTTCATGGGCTGATCTCATCACATTTGCGGACCAAGGTTCCACGATTGGGGCCGAGCGGGCGACCGTCTCGGGCACGGTGGACAGGTACCTAAGCGTGGCTGGCGACGTCACGGGCAGCGGCAGCATCACTTGTTTCATTTCATTCATTCGTAACCCGTAAAACAGGAGGTAGAAATGGCTGGCAAATATGGCCCCGCGTCGGTGACGGTGACGCTTGAGGACGGACCAGGCGGCACTGCACGCGCATTAACAGCGTTTATCACGGGCGGCGTAACCGTGAACAAATCGAGTGAGACTGCCGAGACGACCGCATTGGGTGACTCGGCTCGTGCGTACACGCCAATTGGCATCACGAGCGGCGACAACATCACCATCGAGGGCATCTGGGACACGACTGGAACGACGGGCCCGCATGCCGTTCTCGCAGCCGTGGACGACGGCCCACAGGATGACACGAGAGAGGCCGTGATTGTGTTCGGTGACAGCAAGACTGCAACCATCCAAACGAGGCTCATTTCATACTCTGTCGTGGCCAGTAATGACAACATCCAAACCTTCACCGCAGAGCTACAACCGACGGGTGCCGTGGTCTGGTCGTAACGGTTCGCCGTGGTAGGTTTTGCTTAGTGTACTGAGAGCTTTTCTAAGGTCTCCGCCCGTCGGCGACGGCGGGCGAGACCGCTGCCAGGAGGCGTGAATTGCTACTAAGCAAATTGACGTGGGTAGACCACCCGACGGAGGATGGGGTGAAGTTTGAAATCAGGGGGCTGTCGTGGGTGCAAATGGACGACGCCCGAAACAAGGCATCGGCTAGCCAGCGCGAGGTTCTCAAAGACCTCGGCGCAGACTTTCTCGCGGCCCTCGGTTCGACCGATAACGCCGAGGCGGACCGGGCTATGGAGCGCCTTGAAGAACAGCGCTACCATCCGTCAAGTTTTGACACTGGCACCCTGCTCAAAGCCGGAGTGGTTGACTGGAATTACACCAACGGCTCGGGCGAGGACGTGCCGGTGACGGACGAGACCTTGGGACAGCTCGACGAGGCCACCGCCGTTTTCCTAGTCGAGCAAATTATCACCGTCACGAGGCCGCCCGAGGGGCGACCGGCTGCGGCGGCTGTATCGGTTTCTGGAGAGTGACGGACCGCCGCCACGTTTATGGGTCGTGTCGAGAATCTGTGAGGAGTTCGGAACCACGCCGCACGAAGCGGTACGGATGCTGGAAAATGATCACGATGACTTACTGTTTCCGGTAATGGAATTGCGGGCGTTCGCCGAAGCGAAGTCAGCGGTGGACGCCGTAGCGAAACGGACGATGAAGGCAGCGGATTTGCCTGAGTCGCCGATGGTGGACGCGGTTTATGAAATCGAATTCGAGCTGGCCAGAGAAAAACTCGACGCGGCCCAAAAAACGGCGCAGGAGGCTCTCGAATCAGAGGGGGGTAACTAGCGACCCCCAACGACCCTTCCGGCCCTTAGCGGCCGCCTCCGGCGCTGCTAGCGTCGCCNCTGNGNAGGGNGNNCGCCCGTGAACGTCGGGACCATCACCGCGCTACTCCGTTTGCGTGATATGAACTTCAAGGCCGGTCTCGCAAAAGCTCGCACCGGGATGGTGGCACTAGGCAAACAGCTCGGCGTTATCGGCAAGAAGATGACCGCCACGGGCAAGAAGATGTTCACGAAACTCACCATGCCTATTCTCGCGGTGGCGGGGGCGTCGCTGAAAATGTCGGCGGATTTCGAGACGGGCATGACGAAAATCGTCACCCTTGTCGGTATATCCAGCAAAGCGGTCGAGGGCATGAAATCGTCCGTGCTTGACCTCTCCCGGGAGACGGGCATTGCGGCGAGCGATCTGGCTGACGGATTATTCTTCATCACGTCGGCGGGTCTCCGAGGCGAGGCGGCGCTGGCGGGGCTCGATTCCGCCGCCAAGGCATCGGCGTTGGGCTTGGGCGAGGTGGCGACGATCGCCGACGCTACGACCTCGGCAATGAACGCCTATGGGCAGGAGAATCTAAGTGCCGCCCGGGCCACCAATATCATCGCGCTCGCTATCCGGGCCGGAAAGCTCGAAGCTGAACAGCTTGCTCCCGTTCTCGGGCGGCTACTCCCGACCGCCTCGGCGATGGGCGTGGAGTTCGAGCAGGTCGCGGGCATCCTCGCCGTTATGAGCAGGACCGGGCTGGATGCGGCGGAGGCTTCGACCTCTCTCAGCAGCATAATGACCACCCTTCTCAAGCCGACGACGCAGGCAAAAAAGGCTCTTGACAAGGTAGGGCTNTCCCATGCGCGGCTGCGGGNAACGGCCGCCGGGCCCGAGGGNCTAATTCAGGTCATGCGAGACTTGAATCAGGCGTTCATCGACGACGACGAAGCGCTGGTTCAAGTAGTCCCGAACGTGCGTGCGTTTCGCGGCGTGATGAACGTCCTGGCGCAAGACGTCGAGGTGGTCTCTGACGTGATGAATACCGTCGCCGAGGATATTGACGTGCTGAACGAGGGAATGGCGGAGCTTGAGAAAACAATCGGCTTCAAAACCAAGCGAGCGTTCAACGATCTGAAGCTGGAATTCCTAGTGATGGGCGACGCTATGGTGCCGATGTGGGAAGCGATCGTTGAACAGATTTCGGAGTTTTCGCGGTGGATCAGAAACATGGCCCCCGAGACAAAGAAAATGGCCGGGCAGATCATCAAGGTTCTGGCCGTCGGGGGTCCGCTCCTCGTCGGGCTCGGGATGCTGGCCGGGGCGCTCTCGAAAATCATTGGGCTATTCACGCTGCTCGGTTTCCCGGGCGCGCTCATCGCCGCCGTCGGGGCGGGGATGATTTACCTGGCCGTTGAACACAAAATGATGCGCGCTCAATTCGAGGCAAGCAGGGAGGCGGGCGAGAGGTTCGACGAGGGCCAGCGCAAGCTGATGGAGGGGGCCGTGAAGGCCAAGGAAATATTCACGGAGTTCCGAGGAGAGGCGGCCCAGCTGGAAGCCCAAACTGCGGCGATGGCCTACGAGTGGATTCAAGCCGGAAAGCCCTTGGACGATCTGCTCAAAGGCGTCCGAGCTTTTACGATCTCGGGAGACATGAACACCCTGTCCGGCAATCGGATGATTGAGTGGATTCGCAAGTATGGCGCAGAGGCGGAGGAGATGGTGCGGGTCACGCGAGAGCAGGAGAAGGCCGCGAGGGATGCCGCCTTCGCGGAGGAGCAAATGCGCCTCCGGCTCCAGGATCTGATCACGACGTTCGACGCCGGGGTGCCTTCGGTAATCGACATGAAGGATGCGGTCAAAAAACTGAACGATGAATACAAAACCGCCCGCCTGGGAATGAAGGATGTCGTAGCCGAATTTGACGTGTACATCTCCGAGACGGGGCCGCCTCTCCTTGCGACCACGGACGCGATAACGGGCGCGATAAACAAGATGGGCGTTGCTATTCCGAACGTGGAGCGGGAGATGCGCGTGTTCAGGAATTTGGTCAAGGGTCTCGACCCGGAGATGGCGAAGCTAGGTGTCACCAAGGAGATGGTCGCGACGGAGGCGCAGAAACTTCACGACAAGTATTTGGCGCTTGGAATATTGACGCCCGAACTCGAAGCCGAGTTGCTCAGGCTCGGCGCTACAACCAAGAATCTCGGCGACGAGACCAAGACGAGCACCGAGGCTTGGGGCGAGTTTTTCGACATTATAAAAACAGGAATCACGTGGGTGGATACGCTGGTTCAGGGCGTGTTCAAACTCATCGACAGCCTAATGAAAGGCGACGGGCTCAAGGGGGCCCTCGGCGGCATCGGCGACATGATCTCTGGCGTGTTTGGCGGGACCGGATCGAAGACAGGTCAAGTGCTCGGCGGCATCGTTTCCAAGCTCGGCGGGTTTGATTTCGGCTCGCTATTCGGAAAGGCAACTGGCGGCGCAGCAGCGGCGGCCGGAGGGTCTGGGTTTTTCTCCGCTGCCGGGATGATGCAAAGCTTCGCCGGGGCCGGGGGTATGGCCGGGATATTCGGCGGAGGAGC